GATGGACATGGGTACTGGCAAAACAAAAGTTTGCATAGACACCATCGCGCATAACTTTGAAGGAAAGAATGTTGACTTCGCGGTCATCGTAGCACCCAAGGGTGTTATCGCCAACTGGATAGGCGAAATAGATACGCATCTTCCCGAACGCATAGACCGGGAGGTCGTTCTATGGAAGCCCAATCTGACAAAAACAAAGCGCGAGGAACTGAAGACCCTTGCAGAGCCTAGCTCTAAGCTGAAGTTTTTGCTGATGAACATAGAGGCGTTTAGTACAAAGAAGGGTGTGGATGTCGCGGACTTCTTCGTTAAGAAGTTTAAGGTCTTCATGGCGGTGGACGAATCAACCACTATCAAGAACCGTCAGGCCAAGCGAACCAAGTCTATATGCACCGTGGGCCGTGGTGCGGTAATGCGGCGCATCCTGACGGGATCCCCGGTCACGAAGTCGCCCATGGACCTCTTTAGTCAGATGGACTTTTTAAGCCCCAAGATACTTGGCTTTAAGAGCTACTATGCGTTCCAAGGCCGCTACGCCGTGGTGCAGCGCCGGAGCATGGGAGCGCACTCCTTCAATCAGATACTCGGTTTCCAGAGGCTGGACGAACTGACCGAAACGCTGGACGGCCACTCCTTCCGGGTTCGCAAGGAGGACTGCCTCGACCTGCCCGACAAGGTGTATATGAAGCGCGAGGTAGAGCTAACCAAAGAACAATCCGACGCTTATGTGCAGATGAAGAATCTGGCGCTAGCTCGGTTGGACAGTGGTGACTTGTCCACCACGCAAAACGTATTGACGCAGATAATGCGTCTTCAGCAGATATGTCTGGGTAGCCTGACGGATGACGACGGGGAAGTTCATCCCCTGAAGTCCAACCGTCAGTCCGAACTCATGGACATCTGCGAGGAGATACAGGGTAAGGCGATTATATGGGCGACCTGGACGCAGGATATTCGTTCAATTGCCGAGGCCCTGCGTGACCGCTTTAGCGTACAAGCGGTCGCAACGCTCCACGGTGAGACCCCTGATTCTGAGCGCCAACAGATCGTGGAAACATTCCAAGATCGGCAATCGGAGTTACGTTTCATCGTGGGGCATCCTAAAACAGGCGGTTACGGTCTGACCCTTACGGCTGCAAACACCGTGGTCTACTACAGCAACAGCTATGATCTGGAGCTACGGCTTCAGTCCGAAGACCGGGCGCACCGCATCGGTCAAGAGAACAAGGTAACCTATATCGACCTGATCTCGCCCAAGACTATAGACGAGAAGATCGTCACCGCCCTGCGGAACAAAATCAGGATTGCCGATACAATACTAGGAGAGGACGCGAGGAACTGGCTAGCCTAACGCTGTCCAAGTACGACCGTCAAAGATGCGAGCCGATTTGCGGTGTGTCTTGGATGCGTCGTAGCTGCAATGCACCCAGCCGCTAGTGGGCTCCCCCTCCTTGTAGAACTCAAGGATTAGCTGGTCGAAGTCGCAGTTCTCCATAACCCAGAGCGCGACCTCCTTGTTGTCGAACCCCGGAACTTCAAAGTCTACGGCATTGCCCGTAACGTGTTGAGACTTGTCCGAAGAACCAATCGCCCGGTTTAGATCCAGACCCCTGTAACCGCTATTGGGCACAAACGGTACGCCATAGTGCTCCCGGACGGGTTCCAGTATCTCGCTGCAAAGGATAATCAGGTTCTCAATTTCAGTGCCGTTGGGCGTGTTGTCGATACCCTTGCGGGTGGCCGTTTCAGACTTTGTAAGCTCGCTTAGAGAAAAGTGTGTAGATAGCATCATCCGACTAGCTGCCTTGGTTTGCGCTTGACCGACATAATACCGGATTGTTCTATGCGGCCTACACCGCTTCCCGCACCGCCGGTTATGTAGCCGCCGTGCGCGGCGAAGAGGGGCATACCCAACTGGCTTAGACCAGCCAGCGTTTGCTCTGACGTTTGGCCCGTGGGCCGTGACGCGACAGGACTGCTCTGACTAAGTATGGAGCCTGATGCAGGAGCCCTTGGCGGCGGCATGGCAGAGGCAACTCGGCGCGTAGGTGGCGCGACGGGCTGCACGGAGGACTGGTCGCCCACTCCGCGCCTCTGGTAAAGTTCTTGTTCTGGGTCAAACTCTATTACAGTTTGACCACCCTCACGTTCGATACGGTCTATTTCTTTCTGCTCCTCGACGCCCTCACGTATGACCTGTGTCGGAGGACCGGCCATGAACTGGTAGGGCCGTAAAGCTTCAGTCAGTCTCTTGTCGAAGACAAACCTACCCTTTTTATTGAGGGTTGCTGTTTCCGTAAGAAGAAGTTTGGCTAGCGACGGATCTGCAAGGGCATCCGCAACTAATGAATATATGGCTTGGTTTCCACCAGACTCAAATATCCTTCCCGCCAATCTTCCGCCGGTCCCGGCCATCACGAGGGCAGGACCACCTGTTACCGAGGCAAGTTTAACACCTACGACGCGACCAACGTTTCTAATTGCTTCCCCACCCCGGAAGGTTAATTTTACAGGCTCCGAGGCTGCTCCTGCGGCTTTTCCTGCTCGTTCTGCCATGCCCAAAGATACTTCGTCGTTAAATATCTTGAGCATGTCGTAGCTCGTCATGTTTGAACCTGGAGGTCCTACACGATCAGAGAAAATCTGACGTAAAGCAGTTTCGTTTTCCGTTAACAACTGATTTATCCGAGAGGGGTCTAGAACAGCTTCCCCAGGCATCCGCCCAGCGGTCGAAGGGTCGGATAGAGTTTGTTTTAGCATCTCGTCAAAGAAAGACCTTTGGAAACCGGCTCTAGCGGCCCCGGTGTCGTCTGTGTCGAGTATCCTAAGTGTTGCCGCGACGTTTGTTTCAAAATTTGCGGGATCAGCTAAAAGTGTTGCCGCCACAACGTTGGGGTCTTTGTCTAGGAAAATAGAAGCACTAGATCTGTCGGCTTGGATTTTTCGTACAATACCCCCAGCGTCCCTAACAGATGCTAGATCATCCAAGTTCTGTGTTGCGAGCGCCTTGTCTATGGTGCTTCTTGAAGGGTCGTGCAACACTTTGTTACGAACAGCTAATTGCTCTCCTGAGACGGCTAAGTCCTGTATTTCTTTTCCAAAACCCGGATAGGATTCTTCAATTTTTGCAATCGGCAATGCCCAAGAACGAACTGCTCTTTGGACTTTTTGGGGTTGGAGAACTCCGGCTGCATCAAAAGCTATTAGCGCCAGTTGGTTTAAAACCTCTTCTCGCAAAAGTTGACTTGATAAAGTTGGAGAAAAAAGGTCGTCCCCCCCAGTTCGTATGCTTTCCCATGTAACACCTTCAAGGCCGGGAGTCAGTGAAGCGTCAGGATCAACGGAAATAGTTCCGTCATCTTTGCGGATTAGGTAGGGAGCTTTTGCTTCTACAAGACCTGCGTCAAACGCATCCAAACTCCCCGAGGGCACTCTTCCGGCACCGACTTCATTATCTTTGATAATTTTTGCAAGGAACTGGTTATGGTTAACCTTATCTCCACGGTCTGCTGCATTTAACAAATAGTCTGCTATAGGACCACGGGTGTATTTTGTATTTAATTCTCCGCTGAATATCCGCGCCGCGTCATAGGCTTCTGTTTTTCCTGCAACGCCAAAAATTTCGGGGTTTTGAAGCCAGTCATCAATAATGTAGGATTGGGCCTCGTTTGCTATTCGAGCCGAGTTTTTGCCCCCGGTTCTGGAACCCAGACGTGCTGCTGCGTCTAACAAGGCTCCGCGTGTTGCAAGAACTTCGTCTAACGTATTGACGTTGTCGAGGATGCCGTTTGGACCCATTGTTACTGCTTCATCCCCCGCAGCCGTTTGAGGAACTATTTCATCTTCAAGGGATTTAAGTTTAGCCTGCTGCCCAACGAGGTCGTCGTTGACCTTGGTAAGTGCGGGATTGACTGCGTCCCCAGACAAATCATCAACAACCTGTCGCTGACCGGCTATTTCCACTTGCTTGCGGTTCATTCTACCGATAACGGAGGCGTCTTCGATTGTGCGACCATCCGGTATTGCTGCAAGTTCCGCCTCTAGCTTAGAAAGTTTAGCCTGGGCCTTTGCGAGAGCGGGATCCTGGTACGGACGAGCTTCTATTTCTACTTTCCTAGCTTGCAACTCAGCTATTTTTGCACGAGCGTTGCGGATTGCAACGGGTGTTTCTGTCGAAGCTCCGGCAGCTTTTGCCATAGCTTCTAAAGCTTCGTCAGAGAGAAGACGGTTTTTACCAGATATTTGAAAAAGAATAGACGGTATCTGGTTCCTTTGTGCGACAGGAGTAGACAGGATTATTTCGGCTGCTTTATCCCCAATCAAAGCCATGTTCTGGGAAGCTATATCTATCTCGGTTGCGCCAATGTTGGTCCACAATGCAGTTTCAATTTCACGCGCTTCTCTAAACGCATTTTGAACACCTTCTATTGCACGTTCGGCAGTTGCAATTTGTCCGCGAGCAAGAGCCTCGGGGTTCTCAATCATTGCCTTTAGTTGATTGTAAAGAAGCGCGTCGGTTGCGTGAGTAGCTAACGCATCATCAGCAAGCTCCGTCAGTCTCCGAACAGAATCTTGCACGTAAGCCGACGCTGCGCCGGGATCCGCGTCAAAGTTTCTAGATAAATCCCTAAAGACTTGCTCGGCAACTTTTAAACGGTCCCCGGCAGATCTCAGTACCTCGTTCTTAATCGGCGACCCTGTTTGAAGCCAAGCCATTGCTCCATACATATTGTCCGAAACTACTTTAAGAGCGGCTCCAGTCTGATTTAAAGCTTCTATAGAAGGAGCTTTTGTCCCAAAAACAGGCACTTCCCCGTTAACGTATTTACCGTACACAGCATTTTGCGAGAGTTGTGCTACAGCGTCGGCATCCGAAACACCTTGGCTGCGTAGGTCACTCCAAGCTTTCGCGGCTTGTCCTATCTCATCGGAAACAGTGCTGAAATATGCGGGGGTAGAAACAAGGGTATCTTGTCCGGGCCTTGTCGGAACGTTCTCTAAATCGGTCAGTAGTTTTACGACAAGAGGTTCGTTTCCTTTTATACCGGGTATGGATGCAACATAGCGAGCAGCCAGTCTCGCTTGTCCTTCCGGATCGAACGGCTCCAGTAATCCACTGATAATGGGAAGACCCTGGCCTTTGGTCGCAGCGGTCACGGCACGTTTCACTTGAGACAGAGCCAATGGTGCAGTTAACCCCATCATTATTTTTCCGTTGGGTCCCCATTCATCTGGAGTAAGGTACATGGCGGTCCCGGACGCCCCTGCCATGCCCAAGTCTTTTCCCATAAAAAGAGGGGTTCCCGGTATGGTAAACTTTCTCCGCGTTTTCTTTCCCGCCGCAAAAGTCGCGCCGGGAGAGTTTGCGACAGAATACAAAAACCTGTTTAGAGTTGTTGCATCTTGCAAGTCCTCCACGGTCAATCCTTTTACAGCGGCTTTCGCACCCAGACGAACAGCACCGCTAACGGACAAGCTTCCCCCAAAAATACCGCCAAAAAACGAGGCTGTTTTTTGAGCCTCTGTTTCTTGTTGTGGCGTCAAAAGTTTAGGAACACCAAGGTTTCCTAAAACCTCATCAAGAAGCTTACCCGTCGCGGCATGGACAGGCATGAGTTCTCGACTTGGGTCGATAACAACGGATCCTTGGTATAGAGCGTTGGGGTATTCGGTTGCATAAAGCCCGAAAGCTTCCAGTAAACGCGGAGAATCATCTTGGTAAGGGCTTCCCCCCGTAGGCCGTGTGTCGCTAAGACCAAAAGCTTTGCGAAGACCCTGCGTGATATCTTGAGAAAGAGTGTTGGTGCCAATCGGACTAACCACATAGTCGAGGGCACGAATACCAAGACTTGGAAGATCCGCGAGGGACGGTATCCCAAGTATCGCTTCTCTGGACGCTGCCTTGGTTCCACTAACAAATGCCGATTCGTACTCTTTAGCCGCTTGGTATTCATCAGGTGCCTTGGCCCGTACAACTTTTATAATCTTGTCGAAGACATCCGCTGTTATTTCTTCCGGACGCATTCCTTCAGGCAAGTTAAACGTAAACGTAGGGGACCCCGGTCTTGGTGGTCCGGGAAGAAAAGACCCCTCTGCCGTCATTTTGCCGCCAACTAAGGAGCCGAGGTTAATTGTCAGTTGCTGTCTTTGTGATTGTTCTAAAAGAGGACTGTAATTTATAGAACCGTCTGGGTTGACAGTTTCTCCCGCTTGTAACCCGCCTGCCGGAGCTTCCGGCGGAACGTAACGTGGGTCGTCCGTGGGAAGTGCGCGGATTTCTTGCCCCGTGGTAGGGGGTGCTTTTACGTAGGTTCTGTTAAAAGAATCTACAACATCCTGTTTTATAATATCCCCTACGCTCGGGTCAGTAAGCATTTCAAAAAAGGTACGATCCGATTGAGGAACGTTTGTTTTCCTAGACCGTGGGTCTTTTATGACCTGCTCAAACACCTGTTGCTGTAAAGTTGCCATCTTTTCCTACCGAATTGTAAAGCTGCCGTCGCTTTCTTGAACCGCCGGAGTAGCCGTCCGAGATGTTCCATACACACCAAGGAAGCGCGTCAGGTGTAAGCCTTGCCGCACAAATTCGGTTACGGCCTCTTGAGGTGTTTTGTCAGGATACGCTTCTTGAGCGGCGGATACTACTCTGCGGTAAAGATTTGCCGTAGATTCTTCGTCCACGTTTCCTGACATTGGGGAGATAGCACCACCCCGGTATCCGGGAATAATTCTTCCGGACGCAGCCTCCGCTGCACGTTGAATTGTACCAGAGCTTCTACGGAACAGTTTAGCAGATTCTTCTGCGCGTCCCCCTCGTCTGGGATCTACGTCGCGAACCGAAGACCTTTGCAGAGCCCGAGATGTGTGATCCAAATCAGCTAAGAACACAGGATCAAAAACAGCTTTTACAGAAACACCCCGGTTAACGCTTCTGTTAAGACTGTTAACGTGGCGGTTCTGCAATTCATGTAGTTTTGCAAAAGTCGTCGTATCCGAATCTCTGTTTCCAACGAAAGCAGCCAGCAAAATTTCGATGTCTTTGTCCGAGGGCCGTGAGTCCTGAATCATGGAGAACGCACGAACCTTGTACCTGCTTAATGCACCAAGATACTCTGCGGCTCTCTCAAATTCAGTAAGACCTATTGACTCCCCTTTTTTGCCTTGAGAAGCAGATTTTTCTTTTAAAAACGCAAAGGCCCGTCGTTTCAGTTCTAAGTCGGCGGCGTTCAACTGGTTGTCTGGCTTTGCTATGTCATCCCACTTGTCGCTGGGCATTGCCCGTTCTTTGCCGTCCGTGCCAGACCACGCTTCGACAAGTTCACCAAGGCCACCACCGCGAAGTTCGGCAATCCAAGTACCGTCAGCGAACCAAGCACCGCCCTGATCTTTGAAACGAAGCATAATTACATTGTCGCGGAGAGCGTCCAGATCATCATCTAAAGCACCCTGAAGGTTTTTAGCCTGTGCTCCTTTGCCAATGTTTATTTCTGCGGCGGGCTTAAACTCTTTTGCCACTTCGTTATACTGAGCAGTGGCTTTGTCAAAGGCGGTTCGGAACTGACTGTCACTTAGTGTTCTTGCGCCCTGTCTTTCAGCCACTCCGGGAAGATTCTTCCACAAACCGCTAAAGAGAAGGATCCGTTCTTCCGCATCCCCAATGTTCCGCGCACCCCCGTAAATTTGCTCAAAGGCTTGCTTTATTGCAGGGAAATTCCTGCGGGATTCCAGAACATCCCCGGAAGAAACGGATTGGGTAAAACCGGGATGGCTACCGGTGCCAAGCTGTATGTTTTCGCCGCCCCGTGTCCACGGTTGAAGTATGCGCGGATCAACAACTGAACGAGTAAGACTAGTAGAACCTTCCGGCACGGTAGCCATGGCCTTGACGCGGGGGTCTAACTGAAGAACTTCGCTCGGCACGGTAGTCACAGTTTCAGGGGTCTCTCCCGTAAGCTTCCGGATGCGAGCGTTAATTATGTCGTTAAGAGCGTCGGTGCGCTCATCTTCTTTTAACGGAGCGAGTCTTTTAAGGTCGGCTTGCGTTAAAACCTGCCCTCCAAGTCGCGTTAAAACGTCTGACTCAAGGTTAGTCCTCAGACCCACCGCAGATTTAAATGCTTGGTCTAATACAGGGCGTAAGCTCTGATATACCTTATCGTCGGTTATGGTTCCCCAAAGCTCGCCTTGATATCGTTCGTCTACAAATTGCCCGCCTTCTCCGGTTTCTTTCCACCGGAACTTACCTGGAGCCGTCTGCATCAGAACAGCTTGGATAGTCTTTTGCTTGCCGTCCTCAACTACCGTGAGTTCTTTTGTGGTTGTCCCGAAAGGCTTGCCCCCTTCTGGAAAGGGGTCTTCAATGTTGGGCTTCTCTGTTTGAAGATACTTGTTGGCTTGGGCGGGAGTAAGGTTTGCGGCACCCCCTTTTACATCAAACCAATTTTTAGACAGTTCCGGATCTACCTTGTGTCTAAAATTCCACCTTACAATGCCTTCGCCGCGTTCTAAATCTTTGCTGCCCAGAAGGTTTCTGGCAGCGGCAAAGTCCGCGTCGTTAAGGTCGGGTTTAATGTAGTACTTTGTTTCTTTAGGAGCGTCGTAACTGTCTTTGTCCGTGCTTACAAAATCAACACCCTCCATGGGATTACGAAGAGTAAACCCACCCTTGCCGTCTGACACTTTTATCTTCATGGGTCTTTCTGACCCAAGCGGATAAAGCTCGGCACCAAACTCTAACGTGGGGCCTCCTGGGGTAGGTATGATCTGTCGAAGTTGCCGTAAATTGACAAACCTCCACTCTTTAATAGACCCGTCTGGGTTACGAACTGGAAACCGTGTGACGCGGTCTATAACTGTTGCCCCGGTGGCCTTGGTCGCGGTTACTGCTGCGGGCTTGCGGTACTCACTCAACTGTTCACTAGGAACTTCTTCCAGCGTACCGTCTTCTTTAACGGCAGCATACGCCGGAAGATTTGTCAGCTTGTCCGTATAGACAAAACCCAAAAAATCACTGGTTTTACCGTTTACCGTGCGTTGTAGCCCTTTGGTTGGGGTGTAATTCCGGTCGGTTAAAGACTTAGCCAACGAGAACCGTTTGTCCCTTGCCGCGTCTTCCTGACCCAGACGTTGTTGGGTCATAGTCAGTGCAGCTTGCGACAACCGTGCCTTGTCCGCTTTTTCTGCCGCTTTTAAAGCACTTCTCTGTTGCATCATCTGGCTAGCAACCTTGCCTGCGTCACCGGCAAGTGGAGAAAACAACTCCCGAGACAAGGTGCTTATGGGCGCTTCGCCACGTTGGGGTGTCGCTCCCGCCGCCGCAAAACCACGTTGGGCCAGTGCAAGAGCAAGCTGCAACTTTCCCATGTTCTGGGATTCCTCCAACTGTTTAGAGTAGTCGGTAGGCTCCAGTCCGGGAAGTCCGGACACAAGTTGTCTTTGTTTGAGAATATCTGCTTGAGTAAGCGCAGTGGGCGCAAAAACGCCTTGGTCTTTTAGAAGGGTGGCGATGCCTTGGGTTTTTGCAAATGGATCCGGATTTTTTACGGGGTCAGCCATGAGTAGCTCCTGTTAGACCATGCCTTGGCCCATGGGACCTGCACCTTGCATCATAGCTTCTACCATCATTGGGTCCATTCCCATAGGATCAGTTCCCGTCGCGGCAATGCCGGATGGCCCTTGGGCCATGTTCCCTACAGCGTTGACCAATGCGCCCGTTTCAGCGGCCATGCCGTCCGCAACCGCGCTCTTGGTAGCCAGTTCGGTGATACCACCGTCCATGCCGCCGACTTCTGCCAGTTCTTCCTGCATCAGGGCACCAATGCCTTGGTCAATCTGTGCGAGTTGGAGGGTCGGCTGCACAAGGGCCAGAACAGAATCAGGCGTTCTCTGGGCATCTTCCGGACCTACAACCTCTGCTAGACGCGAACGGTAGGTCTCAAGACCCTCGTTCTCGTCCCAGACCGAGTTCATAATGTCCTTAAAGTCACCCGCCATGTCCATGTTGCCAATGCTGCGGGAGACTTCCTCGTTAACTGCTGCTCCAACGCCTTCTGCTGCAAGCTCTCTGCCAGCCGCGTCGAGTTCGCTGCCCGCCATCTGGATAACTTCGGGCGGTAAATTCTGCGCTTCCTGATAAATCTGCGCTTCCTGTTCCGGCGACATCAACGGCATGTCTGCCATTGTGTTCTCTTCCATGGGAGGCATCATCCCTCCGTCAGCCATCGACACCCCACGGCCCATAAGAATATCCTTTTGGGTTACTTTTCCGTCACCGCTCAGATCTGGAAAAGTAGCGCCACCTTCGGCCATGCCGACAGGGTTCTGCGCCATGAACTCCTGTAACTCAGGTGGGCTCGGTGCTCTTCCGTACATCTGCATAAACAGAGCCGCAAAGTCCGTGCCTGGAACGCTTCTGGATGCACCTACCATGTCTTCAACTTGTTTCAACACCCCCATTTGGCGAAGCGGCTCTATCAATAAGCCGCCAGCCGCCATGGGCGTTGCGTTGCGAAACATCTTCCTGTCTTGTATTCCGGGCATCATATTATCCTATTAAAATAGTCCGCCGAGTTGCTTGGCGGCGGCTGCGGTTCCTAAAAGTCCCGTTCCAACTCCAGCAACCTGCTGGAAAGCGGAGGGTGTCGGGGCAGTTGGGGTAACCTGAGAACCGAGGGTTGTCTGCGTTGATGGTGCCCCTTTGTAAATATCCGAGAGGAACGCAACGCGACTGTACGGCTCGTACAACTGCCTTTGCTGATTTGCGCGGGCGGCGTCGAGTTCGGACTGCTGCTGGCGCTGTTGCTCCTGACCAAGAGACTGCAAGGTTGCAATGTCCCGGACGCCAGATTGTTGTGCCAACTGACCAAGGCCAAGCTGCTGACCGCCAATGCCAGCCTGTTGTCCAGCGATACCGGCCTGCTGACCGCCTAGACTTCCATACAGCCCTGCAATCCCGCCATATAGCTGGGACTGTGCCTGCTGTCTGCGCTGCTGGTTTTCAAAAGCTGTTTGAGACGCGCCGAGGGCCTGGGAGTAGTTCTGGGCATTCAATTGAGCAAGAGCACGAGCTTGAGAATCTGCAAGGTTGCGATCCAATTCTGCGCCCGCAATGCCAAAGCGGCTGCCGCCGAAAGCTCCGGCACCTACGCCCTGTGCTGCAAGGTTGTTGCGCGAAATCTGGCCTTGCCGGTTCATTTCGGCAAGGGTGGTGTCGATAACCTGCTGCTGAAAAGGGTTGGTGTAGGCAGAAAGGTCCGTTGGCGCGAAAAGCTGGCCGGATCCTGCTATGGCTTGCTGCGCTGCGGTGATTGGTGTCTGAGACTGTCCTAATGTTCCGAGGGCCGTGTCTAACGTACCAAGGCCCGTACCGAGTGTTTCCGAACCGGCAGTAAGGAAGGGCTGGTAACCTCCGATACCTCCGGTAGCCCCTCCAAGCGTTGCGGCTTGTTGCTGAAGACCCGTGAGACCGGCAATCTGCTGCTCGGGAAGTTGTATCTGAGTGTCTGAGAGGTCTTTGGCTGACTGAATTAGGCCCAGTTTTAGGGCCTCAATCTCCGGGGCTTCGCGGACAATTTGTTCTTGGATTGTCTTATCGGCCATGACTACGACCTCATCTCAAAGTTACGCATCATGTTGTAGAGATTTGCAGCACCCGCTTGACGGTTGCCGTTACCTGAAGGGTCTGCCCCGCGCACTGCCTTGGCATTCATTACGAACTCGCCGTCGGAAAGCATTGCAGGGATGTCATCAGAAGTTTCGGTTCCGGGGCCTTCCACCAACATTTCTCGGCGGGGGAAGTCAGAGCTTTGCATATAACCACCGTCGGCTGCTCTTGCCGTGAACTGGGTCGGCACGACAGGGTTTCCGGGGTCGTAGCGGTACGGGTTTATGTCTTGAACCAGATATCTTTGGCGATCTTTCTGGAAGAGGTCGTATCCTGTTTCTCTAGGCACAAAACCTTCCAGATCGTCCACCGTCGGCTGCTCAACTTCTACGGGGTCAAAAGCGCCGCCAAGGTACGCGGCTCCCGCTCCGAGAGCCAATGTTGGGCCGTACTTAGCAAGCATAGTTGGTTGAGCAGAAGCCGCAGCAGCTTTCAGACCCGCCTCACTAGGTTTTACACCAGCCTTTGCCATTTTGGCTAGGTATTCTGCTTCTTTCTTCGCCACATTTGAGGCAATGTCTTTTGCGCTATCGCCGCCACGGAAAAGATAATCACCGGCAGTTGTCAAACCCTCGTCTATCGATTTACCTGTTGAGCCGAATAAACTTTCAAGTGTGGATACGTCCTTGGGCGGGATCTGGGTGCCAACGTTTTGTAAAGTTGAAGTTCCTTGGGATGCCATGATGTTGCCGGTTCCCAAAGGTTGACCAGATGCCGTTATGTTAGGACCCGCTACTACCTGATCGCCTGCATAAAAGTTTCCTGCCTCGTCCATCGGCAAGTTTAAGGCTCGGGCCTGTTCAACCGCAGAAGGGGTGTTGGTAAGATTTACGGGTGTAACATTGGGATTAAGGCTTGGCGCTGTCGGCGCTGTCGGCGTTGTCGGTACAAAACCCGGTTTAACAGCGCCGGTTACTGGGTCCGTGACGCTGGTCGGAGTGTCACCAAACAACGTACCCTCACCCGTAAACGCGCTCAACGGATCACTACTGAAAAGATTGCTGAACTGTGCTTTAGAAGCTGCGGCGCTGGCTTGTCTCGCTGCGCTGCTACCAAGAGCATCTGCAAACGGCGAGGCCGCATACTGCGTCCCTATTTGAGTGCCAGCCGCGTCGAACACGGGAGTGGCACCAGTAAAAGTGCTAGTAAGGTTTTCTCCAAAGCTTCCCGGCCCCGTGAAACCTGACGTAAGACCCGCTATGCCACCGGAAATTAAACCGGATTTTAATGCGTCTTTAAAGCTGCCGCCGCCCGCCAGAGTTCCTATGCCGCTACCTAAAAAGCTAGCTCCGAAAGTCCCTGCGCCAAACGCCGGTCCCAAAAACGGTACGCCAAATGCAGCCGCAGCAATCGGCAACACAATTGGCGCAGCCTTTTTAACAACTTTTACTACCTTTTTAACGACTCTCTTGACCGCCCTAAACACACTCTTGAAGAAAAACTCAGGAAGACCTGTGTCAGGATTTATGCTGTTAAGCTCGTTGCCAACTACAAACTCCTGCGGATCCAGACCCATCTCTTCCATTTGTTTGAAGAGAAGATCTTTTACCTTCGGGTTTGCGTTAAGCACTTCCATCGGGACGACCGTTTCGCCTTCCGCAGCGTGAACAACATAAATGTCTCCGTTGCGTCCATATTCCGCAAGCTTCTGAGCCTGCTCGTGCATGGACGCAATTCCGGTTGGGGCAAGTTCGTATTCCGGGGAAGAATCAACAAAGGACTGAAGCCCTTTATTAGATACGGTGTGTGTTTGCTGTAACATCAGGAAAGCTCCAAAACATTTGCAAAGACTTGAATCTTTGACGCGGTGTCGCAGTTAAATATAAGCGTGTCGCCTGTCTCTAATACAAAAGGACCGGTGAGGGACACGTCTGCGGTAGCAGAAGTAGAGGCTAAAGTAGCCAAGGTGATCTTCTGCAAGATGACCGTTGCCGAAGCGGAGCTATCGGTTATTTTGCACAGTACCACTATAGATCCGGTATGGCTATTGTATAAATTTATGTTCTTTACGAGGGATTGGGTGGCCGCAGGACACGTATAGACGACCACATCCCCCGTAGACCCAATGGTCGTCACTATATTTTTGTATGCGGATGCCATCAGTCCATAAACCAGTTTAAACCGTTTGTGTCATCCTCGCCGCTAACTACAGCGGGAAAGTCTATCTTGGTAAGAGCCATCTCTAGATCACGCAAAATGCGGACAAACGTGTCCGCATCGTACTCATCAGGAGCCATCGGCATACTGTGATCCAGCAGACTTGCCATCACCGCCTCCCGTCTGGACGTACATCAAGGCGAAGATCGCCCAGCGTCCACGTTATATCCGTTGTAGAACTCTCTACCCTGAGTGCGACCTGTCGCGACCGGCTTCTAAGAAATGCCTGCTGAGTAGTCGCTGTTACCGCATTGGTAGAATTGGTAGACAGACTGTCTCCGGGGTAGTTTCGTGTCTTTAATATATAGTTTACCGAAGCCTCCGCATCGCTGCTGGTGATGTCGATGTCCGGAACCAAGCGGCTTACAAACATAAATTGTTCGCCGTCGCCTATATCAAAGTCCGCAGACTCAATAAACGAAGTCATGGGTGATCCGTCGTTATCATCGCCGGTCTCGTGGACATAGACAAAGTTCGTGCCACTGGCGACACCGGAGGCTCTTGGATTGTTGTGTATGCCGTAGTCGACCCAAGCTGTTCTTGACAACGTACCCAGATCCCAAGTGTTTTCTGTAAAGTTAAACTTGACGTATCTGTCTATCTCCGTCGAATCGGCACTTGGATAAAACCAGAAGATCTCGTCAAACATCTTGTTGGAAGCCGCAAAGCACTTGAAATTCTGCTCCAGGTTAATGTCGTCAAACACGTAACGCAGAAGAGTGCAGGGAATAGTCTGAACGCGGCCCGTGTAAACGTAGAAGTTCTCCCGATCCATCCAAAAGACTTTGTCGCCAACCGTAGTCACAGCGTTGGGGCCAATAATAGACACGTTGTTTGCCAGCATACTGAAACCAAACGTAAACGGAGGCCCCGTAAACCGCATGGCGTGGAGCGATGTATCCGTCCAAATCAGCATCTCCTGCCGAGTTTTCTGCGCCGATATAATTTCGGAACCAGAAGATATCCGTTGAGAACCCGCCGTATTCGTTGCGGTAGGCGTCCAATCAACAGGATTCTCTTGGTCAGACCAGCGCACCATTAACAAGTCTTGGTCCGCTTCACCCAAAGGATTACAGCCAAAACAGACAACATGCCTGTCCGCGCCGGAAACCATAATCCGACGTGTTATTGTCGGTGCATCTGAAGCACCTGATTGAGAAGCAAGGTCCGTGGCCCGTGAACCAAGGCCCAGTGTTTTGTCCCAGTAATACGGAGTTCCATCATAAACGTTCAGGATAAGGTCTTCTCCCCAATTGTCTTGGCTATACAGGCGTATGTTAGAGCCCGTGTTAGCAGCGGTACTGGAAGACTCGCCCCATCCTACAAAGTCGTTCGCTTCCTTAACATCTACGCCGTCATCGTGGGCTGCTGCCGTAGTGCCTCGAACACCGCGAACAACGCCTGCGTTAATCGTATTGGTAGACTTTCCTGTGTACTGGATTAACTCGCTGTCGATTAGCATCAGCCCAACGAAGGTCACTGAATCTCCGCTGGAGGACGTTGCCGCAGTGGTGCCGTCGTCAGCGCGGGTAAGATCTCCAAATACGTTACCTACATTGGTGCCGTACCGTATCTTCTCGCTGCCAATCAGTATTGTTCCCTTGCTTGGAAACCCGCTGGAGTCCGCAACCGGTATTGAAGAACTTATGACCGTTAAGTTTGCGCTGGTGGTGGTTGCAGCGGTTTCAAAAGAAGCGGCGCTCGTGAGCGTAAATGAAGTAACGCTAGCGTCTATACCACCAGCGTCATTAAGCGTGGTCTGGGCGTAACCCGTAGACAAACCACTCCAGAGACCCGCACCGAAACCTGTGCCACTAACAACCGTGTTAAGACCTGTGTTGATCTGGTAGTTAGCAATAACAGCAGATCCGCCTCCCGCAGTGCTTCCGGAAGAGGCTGTTCCAGCCGTAGTAATCTGGTAGCTGTTAGAATCAACAACGGTGACTTGATGTTCCGTGTTTAACTGCGCGGCAGTTATACCATCCGTAGTAGTCGCGCCGCTAAAAGTAACGAAGTCACCTGTCACTGCTCCATGTGCTGCTGCGGTTACAGTAACTACAGCAGAACTTGCGGCACCCGTTTTCAACGGGTTGGACCCAAGCGTAGCCGTAGACCGTATTGGGGTGATGTCGTTGTAACCACCGCCCTCTTCAATATAGAACTTGGTTTCCGTGCCAAGGCCCATGAATTTGGATCCGTCGAGCGCCGCCCAGACGTGAAGGGAACGACCTGTCCCGTCTATGGTGTTGCTGCTCAGACGCTCCCAGCCGCCCATTTTCTCAGGACGACCCTTACGAAACCGTATCAAATCCGAATTAAACCAGCCGTTCTCGTCACCGTAGGACGTAGTCTCGCGGTTTACTCCAGGTCTAAACTGTATTTTAGACAGAGGCATTTACTAGCTTCCCAACACAGGCCAATCATAAAGGATACCAGACTTATTTCCTTCTGAGTCAAATGTAACAAACAGCGCCGCTACAGCATCAGTGTTTGCCGCACCATCAATCGCACTTTCCATTGCGGTTGCTTTGGTGCGGATTGCATCGCGCCAAGTCTGGATGTTTGAGGGGATCGCCGTTCCCTTGTCTGCCTTCCGAACCACAGCCCAATCGGTCCGTGCAAGCAGCGAACCCTGCTGAGAATTTACTTCAGCCTTTAGCTGAGAGCGGACCCCCGGCTGCATGACCTGGTTGCCATCA